CTTTTTATTTACCGCTAACCCCCAAATCCCCAAAGTAGTGCCATAGGAAAATCCATATATGCCTAGACCAAAGCGAATCCGCTCAGATTCAGTGTCAGCCGCAGTCGATGCAGCGGTAGCGGTCAGCCTGCCTGACTTGATGCCGCCTGCGTTCGTGCGGCTTTCGGCTGAAGCGATGGAATTTTGGCCGGGTATTATTCACGCACGCGCGCGCGAAGAGTGGAGGGCGGTTGATCTGGTGGTCGCTGCGCAGTTAGCAAGTTGTCAGGCCCTGATCGAGCAGGAGTCGCAGCAACTTGAGGCTGAGGGCATGATCGTGAAGAACGACCGTGGGACGCAGATCGAGAATCCCCGAAACAAGGTTGTCCAGACGCTGGCGACTCGTGAAATGGCGCTGATGCGGACGCTGTTGATGGGCGGCAAGGACGGCGGCGACGCCAGGAACTTCAAGGGCGTTCGCGCTGCCGAAAGCGCAGCCCGGAAGACCGCACGCGAGATCCAGCAAGAGCGCGAGGAAGACGAACTGCTGTCATGAGAACCCGAGGCGAAAAGGTCATCGCCTTCATCGAGACTTACCTTGTCGCTCCTGAAGGTGATCATGTAGGCGTACCGCTGAAACTGGAGCCTTTCCAGAAGCGATTTATCACCGAGATATACGACAACCCGTATGGAACGCATACGGCCTACCTGTCGATTGCGCGCAAGAACGGCAAGTCAGCCCTGATCGCAGGCATCCTTCTTGCCCACATTTGCGGCCCGGAGGCTGTGCAGAATTCGCAGATCGTCACTGGCGCGCAGTCAAAGGACCAGGCAGCGCTGATTTTCGACCTCGCACGGAAGATGATCGAGGCCAGTCCGATCCTTTCCAAACTGGTCCGCATCCAGCCATCCGGTAAACGTCTCATAGGGTTGCGCAAGAATGTCCACTATCACGCGCTCGCGGCAGAAGGGAAAACGGCTCACGGGTTATCGCCGGTCCTGGCTATCCTGGACGAAGTTGGACAAGTTGTTGGCCCTACAGATAAGTTCGTTTCGGCAATCACTTCGTCTCAAGGGGCTTACTCCAACGCCCTCCTCATTGCCATCAGCACGCAGGCTCCAACTGATGCGGACATGTTCTCGACGTGGATCGACGCCTACCGAGCCGCACCAGACCCAAGAGTCGTTTGCCACGTTTACGAAGCGCCTGCGGAATCCGCACTAGATGACCGTAAGGCGTGGGCGGCGGCTAATCCAGCCCTCGGAACATTCAGATCCATCGCTGACGTCGAAAAGCAGTGCAAGCAGGCAATGGAAATGCCTGCGAACGAGCCTGAATTCCGCAATCTGATCCTAAATCAACGGGTCGAGGCTGTCTCCCCGTTTGTCGCGGCTTCTGTCTGGAAGGAGAACGGCAATGAGTGTGGACCGATTGAGGGGAAAAAGGTCTGGGGCGGACTTGACCTGTCTAGCGTTTCGGACCTTACCGCCCTGGTGCTCGTCACAGAGGATGGCGGAGTGCAGTCAACTTTCTGGCTCCCTTCAGACGGCCTTGCTGAAAAATCGCGCAAGGATCGCGTGCCTTATGACCTCTGGGCAAAACAAGGCTACCTGAACACGACGCCAGGCCGTGCGATTGAATACGAGTTCATTGCCCAAGCGCTGAAGGGTGTATTCGATACCTGCAAGGTGCAGAAGATCGCATTCGACCGGGCACTATTCGAGCATCTGCGCCAGTGGCTGGTCAAGGAAGGGTTCTCTGATACTGATTTGGCGAAGTTTGAGCCTTACGGTCAGGGTACTTTGTCCATGACTCCGGCGCTGCGGGAACTGGAAACGAAGCTCATGAACCGGCAATTGCGCCATTCCAATCATCCGATTCTGGAAATGTGCGCCCGTAATGCCAAGGTCACTGGGGATTCAGGTGCTCGGAAGTTCGACAAGAAGACCGCTCGCGGGAGAATTGACGGCATGGTCAGCCTTGCAATGGCATGCGGAGTGATGCCGAACAATGAAGCGCCCAAGAAATTGGTGCTCGCTGTGGCGCGATAATTGCATTTCCGCATGTTGCGGGTATGATTCCGCGCTTAATGGCATGCAAATGTGTCGATAGACAGCGATGGCTTGTGCAGAAACTGTGCAAGTTCGGGGTGACACGCCTATGTGAGAGGGCACAAAAGCGCTTGGCGCGAATGGAGGCGATCCACAATGCAGGTTAACCGCGCATATTCGATGCTGGATATCAAGGCGCTGGATGACGATCAGCGCGTCATCACTGGCATGGCATCGACGCCGGAAGTTGACCGTGTTGGAGACATCGTTGATCCGATGGGCGCGAAGTTCGCCCCGGAAATCTCCCTCCTTTGGCAACACAAGCACGATTCTCCCGTTGGGATCGCAGAGTTCGGCCGTCCGACCAAGCGCGGCATCCCCTTCAAGGCAATGATTGCCAAGATCGAGGAAGACGGCCCGCTCAAAACCCTTGTGGATATGGCCTGGCAGGCAGTCAAAGCCAAGTTGGTCCGTGGCGTCTCCATCGGTTTCCGACCGATCAAGTACGACATCATGTCGGAAGGTGGTCTGAAGTTCACCGAGACGGAAATTTATGAGCTGTCATTGGTGACGATCCCGGCCAATGCATCGGCCACCATCCAGACCATCAAAGCAATGTCAGGCTACCGCGATGATCTCGGAGCCATCCCACTCATTGATCGTGTCCCTTTGCCGGCGCACGACATGAAAGGCGCAATCCAACTGGTGAGCGCCAGAAGTCTCGCAAGCGTGCCCTTGAAAGCCCGCCGCTAGATTGGAAATCCAACTCTCTACAACCTTTCAAGGAATCAAAATGGCAAAGACTTTCGCCGAACAGATCGCTGATCTGAAGGCAACCCGTGAAACCACGCACCAGGCGCTGACCACGCTGGCCCAGAAGTCCGTGGACGAATCGCGCTCGATGAACACCGCCGAAGCGGAAGAATTCGACACGCAGGAATCGACCATCAAGCGCCTGGACGACGACATCTCCCGCCTGTCGCGCCTGGCCGCACTCGACCGCGAAACCGTGAAGGCACTGCAACCCATGAACTTGGACGAACCCGCCCGCCCGTACACGGCCCCGGTGCAGATCAAGACCGCCGAAAAGCTCCAGGAAGGCGAAATGTTCGGCCGCTATGCCCAGTGCATGATCATGGCGAAGGGCGACCACGCCAAGGCGTTCAAGCTTGCCGAGCAGCACTACCCGAACACGGAAGCCGTGGTCCGCACGCTGAAGGCCCAGGCCGAAGGCTGCAACCTCGAAGAACTGATGCGCATCAAGGCGACCGTGGCCGCTGGCGACACGCAGAACGCGACCTGGGCTGCGCCGCTGGTGTATGCCGAGACGTGGGGCGGCGACTTCCTGAACTTCCTGCGTCCGCGAACGCTGATCGGGCAAGCGCAGTTCCGCCCGACGCCGTTCAATGTCCGCATCGCCGGGCAGACGTCAAGCGCGACGGCCTACTGGGTCGGTGAAGGTGCCGCCAAGCCGGTGACGAAGATCGATTTCAGCGCGAACACGCTGCCGTTCTCCAAGATCGCCACCATCGCCGTCATCACGCAGGAGTTGGCCCGGTTCTCGAATCCCGGTGCCGCGAACCTGGTGCGCGACGCGCTTGCGGAAGCGGTCATCGAGCGCATCGATATCGATCTGTTCGATCCGGACAAGGCTGCGGTTTCCAACGTCTCGCCGGCCGGCCTGCTGAACGGCGTTTCGCCTGTTTCGGCGGCTGGCATCGATGCTGGCGATCCGGAATCGATCCGTTGCGCGCTGATGGCTCTGTGGGCGCCGTGGGACACCACGTTCCTCGGCACGCGCCCCGCCTACTACACGACGCCAGCGGTGGCACGTGCGTTGGCGTTCTCGCGCGACCCGCTCGGTGCTCGTGCATTCCCGAACATGACCCCCACCGGCGGCAACATCGATGGCGTGCCGGTTCGTGTCTCGCAGTACCTGGCGAACGACGGCGGTTCTGGCGGCGCTCCGCTCATCCTTGTGGATGAATCGGAAATCTACCTGGCCGACGATGGCACCGTGACGCTGGATTCGTCCACCGAAGCGACCATCGAAATGTCCAGCACCCCAGCCGGCAAGTCGAACCCGACTGTCGCAGCTTCGGGCACGCTGGCTGTGTCGATGTGGCAAACCAACTCCATCGCCTACAAGGCAGAACGGTTCATCTGGTGGGGCAAGCGCCGCGCGTCGGCTGTGCAGTGGATCGACGGTTTCCCGACCTCCTGCTAAAACAGGGGCAATGAACGAAAGGGGGCTTCGGCTCCCTTTCTTCCAAAAGGAGAAATGATGCTGATTGAATACCCGAACGGAAGGCGCAAGGAAGTCCGCGACACCGTTGGGCGCGCGCTCGTGAAGATAAAGGGCGTCAAGGAAGTGTCTGAAGGCTCCTATCTGACGCGGGATATGGCAGACCAACCGAAGGTTGCCAAGGTTCTGCCCGAACTGGATTCGGCAGGCAACGCATGGGATGAGAACTTGCACGTTGCATCGAAATTGAAGAACCTGAACGGCACTTGGCGCAAGAAGCCAGGCGCAGCAGCGCAAGAAAGCGCCGAATGAAGATTTTTGGATTCGACCTATCCCGTAAGAAGGATCTCCACACGGTTTCCGACTACCGTGGCGGCTGGCGTCGGATCTTGGAGCCGTTCACGGGCGCGTGGCAACAGAACGTGGAAGAAAAGCGCGGT